ACGCAGTCTCCTACCAAGTTCGTTGAAACCATCAGCCACTATTTCTTACCTCCCCCACTTTCCTGCGCTGCTTTCTTTCGCCGGTATTCCAGCAGCGCGTTATCCAAGTTCCTCACGTGATACTTCACATCGTCAGCCAGCTCTCCCGTTATATTCTCGTCCCGATTGTAGGACCTGATCGCTGAACCAGGTATGGGCCCATCCATTCGTTCCGAGGAAAGCTCCTGAAAGACTTTGTAGAAAAACCCCAAGCCAAGGGGTATCTCAGGAGCGTTTGCGATGGGGTCCGGAAGAGGCTGGTTGGACCTCATCGCAATTTTGATGATCTGTTCCTCTACTGGCCCTTGTTCCAGTTGGTAGATGAGGAACAGAGTTAGTCGTTTCCCTCCGTTTCCCGACGCGTCTGGAGGAACAGAGCTTCCTTGCCGGACTGGATGCGCAGGTCGTTGTAGAGGTTCTGGATTTCTTTGTGCTGGAGAACCTTCAGCACATTCTCCCAGGTGAACTCCAGCAGTTCGCCGGTGTCAGGGTCTTCCAGACCTTGGCGCCAGTCAGTGCCGCCGCTGTCAGGGTTGCCTTTGGCGTCGACCAGAACTTCCCAATTCAGAACCACAGCCTTCGCCAGTGCTTCCTTCATGATCTTTTCAGAGATTTTCTGATCGAGGGTTTCGAGCTGGATCGCACGGCGATAAGGCTTGGTCAGCGCTTCCAGAATGCGCTCATAGGACTTGTTGGCCCCACCAGCACGAGCGATCGTGACACGGAAGGGACCATAGTCCAGTTCAACGCCTTCTTGTTCTGCAGCGGTGTCGGAACGGAATGAACCGTAGCCACCCTTTTTCTTCGTCTTGGCCATTTGTTTGCTCCTCAGCAAGGTTTGTTGCCCGTCTCTCCGGGCTGTCACCTTTTTACGGCGGTTGCCATGCGCCCCGCTTTTTAGGCTTCGGCGGCATCTGGAAGGTAATCGTAGAAGCTCATCACGATGGTGTGCGCCAGGTTGGAGTTCACGTCCTCGCCGTCTGCAGCCATGAGGCCCAGCGGGATGGTGATCGCCTGGTTGAGTTCCACATTCAGTCGCCCGTCGTCCAGGGACAGCAGAGGCAGATCGAAGGAGAAGCCAGCGTTGTCCTTGACCACACAGACGTCGAGGGTGACGTCCGAGTTGGCACGCAGGGCTTCAAGCGCCGATGTGTTCTGGAAGTAGGCAGTGATGTTCCCGCCAACCTCAAAGGTGCCCGAGCTAACCTCAAACCCGCCGAGTGTCCCAACAGCCTTGTTGATGGTAAGGTTGTTGTTGATGGACAGCCGAACTTCCGTCACATAGGCGAACAGGGCGTCCACATATTCGTCCACGTCGCTGGTCAGGCCCATGCGAATGCGCGTGACGTGAGTGGAGGTATTGAACGCCTTGCCGGTGCCGAGAGAAGGACGAGTGCCCGCTTTCAGACCAGTCGCAGCATCGTTGGTTTCATAGTCAATGCCCATGAAACCCATGTCAACCATGATCTTGTCCGCCGTATCGATGGACATAGTCATTTCGTTGGGCACGGCACCCACGATGTATTCACCCTGGATTTGCGCCGGGGAGGCATCGTCGGGAGCACCAAGCACACGTTCCAGCTGGTAGGTCGTGCGGGTGACTGCCGCGCCTTCCTGGTTCTTCAGGGTGCGCCCAAAGAAGACCTGGATGGTTTTGGAACCGCCCGCGTCAGTCACCATCTGGCCGGAAGCCTTGTCGAGGGTGACCGAGTTGGCCCCGTCGGTATTCCGCACCCGGCACCAGCCGTTGTCTGTCGCCGTGCCAAATTCGGTGGCAGCAGTGTCGCCGCCAATGAAGATAAGCTCGCCGTCAACCAGTCCGAGTTCCGTGAGGTCCTTGGCGGTAGTGGAGATGATCGGCAGGTCGCCAGAGGCATCAATCTCGCAATCGCCGGAGGCAAACTGATGGCCCACACGGACGATCTTGGCTGCCGCCGGTGGTGAAGCTTCAGCACTGAGACCCGAGACCGCAACCGAGGTGCCACCAGAGATACTGGTCACGACCTTCAGCCCGTTGTTCGCCGCCAGGGCAAACCCGGAGGCAAAGACCAGGTCGTTGGCCAGGAAGTCAGCGCTGGACGCCACCGTGTAGGCAGTGCCAGTGACAGCCGACGGAGCTTGGGTGCCCTTTTCTTCGAACTGGTCAAACACGAAGCCCTGAAACAGGTCCTGGATATTCGACTGGGTCATGTCGATGTTGAAACCGCCAGCGCTCTCGAGGTCCGTCAGGACACCCTTGTAACGCGAACGGCGGTTGTTGATCGGGGTGCGAGCCGTCTTGGTGAAGTTCCCGCCGAAATCGTTATACGAGTTCGGGTCGAGGGCATACCATACGGAACCTGCGTTCCCGAGAGAGGTTTCAACGCAGTAACGGAGCCCCGTCACATTGCTGTCGATCTTGCTGACCTGTGCCATGTTTAAGGCCTCCTATTTAATCTGGTCATACTCAAAGTCCGCACTAACGTTAGTAATACGGAAGGAGCCGGACTTCCCTTCCTCCGTAGCACGCACGTTCCTGAAGATGACCCCACCAACGGTGGTAACGCCTTCAAGGGCATTGTGCATGATCGTAGCCAGTTCGTCGGCCAGCGTCAACCCGTCACCTTCGGGGGTATGCACCAGCACTTCGAAGTATCCATAGCGGCGAAAGGTTCGCCCCGTTGAAATACTGCCCATTGTGGCCTGATGGCCAGCAGTATGGTATACCCCAACTTCAGCGAAGGCGTTCCGGTTCTTGGGAGGCTTCTTGCTGTCGTCGTCATACCATTGAACAGGAAAATTGGCATCATAGCCAGCGAAGGCCGTATTGGCCACTGACATCATTTCGTCTCTTGCCTGTGCGCGTGTTAGGGACATGGTTACCTCGCCGCGTTCAGAATGTAGATAACCCGGTCATTCCCAGGCTCAACAATATCCACAAGGTCAATGCTCCAAACATCGCCTGAGGTGTCCTCCAGGTCAGTCGCGGTAGTAACGTCGACGGTGGTGAACTGCGGATTTCCATCCGTATCCTTCTCGGCCACCAAAAAGCGGGTGTTGTTCCGGCGCCAAGTGGCATCCTTAACCTCTTCAGCCTCGTAGTCGTATTGGATAGCACGCACTGTCACAGTGGTCGTTCCAGTTGAACCACGCCAGGGCTTACCGGCCTCGCGTTCAGGCGTAGCTGCACGGGCGGTGACGATCATATCGGCACCGTGCTTGTCAATCAAGCGGGCAGCTGTTCCCTGAAGACGAGTGGCTAGGCTCAACGACTTACCCCTTTCGTGCTGCGCAGGAAGGGGCCAACAAGGAGGTCAGCCTCTGGATACTGGACGACCCGGTCTGCGTCGACCAGTGCACTTCCTGAACTCACACGTGAGGCATTGGCACCACCTGTGGCGTAGTAGGTCTCTTCGTAGACAGGGCCAACTTTTTCCACCTTGCGGTTGATCCGCCCAAATGGAACTGGCGCGCCGTCTGCAACTGGATAGATGATCGGCGGAATGAGGTCATTGGTCAAGGCATAGCGGGCATACCAGCAGCACGCCTGTTGCCACTTGACTGGCACTCCAGTGATAAGCGTTCCGCGCTCGTCATAAATATAGTCCCGCGGAAACTCGACGCCTTGCGTTGAGCTGGAGATAATACCCTTGAGCCGCGTTCCATAACGCTTGCTCATGTAACGAGTAGCTAGGATAAGCTTTTCTTCTTTCAGCGCTGCGAGAGCGGCGGCCCAAGTGGCTTCGCCAATATCCGCAAAGAAGGTATCTGCGAACGCCACCGAGGTGAAAGAGTTGGCCGCTGGAAGACCTGTGCCATCTTCAACAGTAATGGTCATGTGATAACAACCTCCTCAGCTGCAGTCAGCTTGTCGCTGGCGGTGATCGCTGTCACGCTCACAGCACAACGCCTCTTTTTTCTGCGTAGTATTGCCGGGCATCACTACGCTGTTGTGCCGTCAGTATCTTGTCGATGAAGGTGCAGCCGTAGAACTTGGCACTGCCCCAAGCATTGTCGTTGATCTGTCCGATGTAGAGCGGGCCGATACCAGTGTTCACGGTATTTGACCCCGAGGCGCTCTCGTCCGTTGTGCCGCTGGACAGGACATGGTCGCCCAATGCGCCCCCATCCGGAAGGCGGATACCAACTACGCCGTCTGATGAAAGGCCGGAGACATACGCGCTGCCCTTGATCTCGATACGCAGATTGCCGTTATCTGCCCGCACGGTCCACCGCTCGCCGTTATTGCCCCCGATGTTGAGCGTGAACACAGCACCCCCCGGACCGAAGGCCCCAACGTACTCCCGCGTGCTGTTGCCGCTTACATTGACGTTGGACTGCGTGATAAGTGCATCATTGATACCGTCGAACTCAAGGTAATAGTTACCGTTCGCATCTTGTCGCAGCACAGGGGAT